CTAGAGCTAAAGCTAACAGCCTATCGAAAAGCGAACGAGCTACAACGGCTCGTAAAAAGAAGCGGGCAGGATCTAAAGGAAAGACTACAGTCGCTAACACAAAAGCTGCGAAGGTAACAGGTTTAAGGAATGGCGGGGCTGTAACAAAGCCTAAACGTTCATTTAACGGGAAATCTGTTCCGGGAACGGTGGTAGCACGAGGTTGTGGTGCCGTTATGTCAGATCGTAGAAAAAGAACCAGTGGTTCTGTAAGTTAAACATAGGAGCGTAAAATGGCTAATGAATTTCCAACAATGAATGATTATGCAATGAACCTTGTCGGTGGCATGAAGAAAAAAGGCATGGCTAAAGGCGGTGCAGTCGGCATGAAAAAGAAGGGCTACGCCAAAGGCGGTAAGGTTCAGAAAATGGCCGGTGGCGGCATGATGATGAAGAAAAAAGGCTATGCTAAAGGCGGCATAGTTGGCATGAAGAAAAAGGGCATGGCAAAAGGCGGCAAGGTAAAGTAACTTGCCCTATCTTCAAAGTAATATTCCGCACTTTAAATGCTGGGTGCGAAGAGAGTATACGTGCAATCATTCTAACTATCATGGCGAGTTTTTACACGGCATGGCTATTGCGGTCACGACCATGCCAAGCCGTTGTTTAAGCTTTCAAATGATTTTTACCGGATGCGAAACTGATGGCACGGATGACCCTAATGTACATGGCGGTGCTATGTGGGCTCGTATGCCAATTACAGCCCTTGTTGGAGACACTCCTTTTGAGCAGTGGCCGGAGCCTATGCCGGTTCACTTAGCTCAACCGTGGGATTGCATGTCTCACACTCACGCTGTTTACCAAATGGATCGGGCACAGCCTTGTCCGTGGCTTGCTAAAATAGGGCCTGATTTCTTTCCGGCTAAGTACTATTTTACCGTTGATTACACGGAAAGTGAGATAGCAGATGATCCGGCGCAGCATAAACAAAGCCATATTTTAGAGCTTTTGGACGCTGGAGAGTATACTGGAAACATCGTTGCATTGCCAAATAACCGTGTTCGTGTTACACATCCAGCATGGTTTGAAACAGGGAAAGGCGCTCCTGACTTCTTGCCATCACAGCATATACACTATTCAAAATCCGATTTAGACTATACAATGGATGTAAATCAGATTTTTAACAACTTGTATGCGGATGACAAATAATGGCTGTTTCGGGAAGCGTAAATTTTGAGCTAGATGTAGCTGAATACGTTGAAGAAGCCTTTGAGCGTTGTGGCTTAGAGGTAAGGACAGGCTACGATTTAACTACAGCAAAGCGTTCTTTAAACCTTATGTTGGCCGAATGGGCTAATAGAGGGCTGAACCAGTGGACTATTGCACAAAGAACTCAAGCCCTCACCTCCGGTACAAGAACGTATGCTTTGGCTGCGGATGTAATTGATATATTGAGCGCCGTAGTAACAAGAAGCAGCACTGATTTCTCTTTAACTCGCGTCAGCCGAGATGATGATCTTAATATCCCAAATAAAGCTACAACAGGTCGTCCTACTCAATTCTTTTTGGACAGGCAAGTAACTCCTAGTTTACGGATATGGCCTACCCCCGATAACAGCACCGATGTTATTGTGTATAATGCTTTAACCCGTATTGATGATGGCGATACTGCAATTAACACGATGGATGTACCTTTTCGGTTTTATCCTTGTTTAGCTGCGGGGCTGGCTTACTACATATCCTTGAAAAGAGCACCTAATCGCACTCAGATGTTAAAAGCAATATATGAGGAAGAGTTTGAAAGAGCAATGGGAGAGGACCGTGACCGATCCAGCTTTACGGTCACTCCCGAATACTCTTATCTTAGGTCGAACTAATGGCTCGGTATGCTACAGGAAAATACGCTTACTCTATTTCAGATCGGTCTGGACTGCGTTACAGATACAAAGATATGCGTAAAGAGTGGAATGGTTTACTTGTTGGAAAAGACGAGTTTGAAAGAAAACATCCGCAGCTAGGTCCTTTTAGAAAAGTATTTGATCCCCAGACGTTGAGGGATGCTCGTCCAGACACTCCTGAATCTTCTATAAATAATGTAACTATTACTTTTCCTATTTTTAATTTAAACACTTTAAAATATGAAAGTCTTCTTTCACCGGCACAAGGTCAAGTTGGCACTGTAACTTTTGGTGGGGATGTTATAACCCCCACGGATGCAAATGTTACAGGCGTTGCCGCAACAGGATCTATAGGAACAGTCACGGCGTCAGGCACAGGAACATCCATAGCTGCTACATATACTGTTACAGTTGCTTCTTATCTTGGAGCTAATAAATATTATATTGATGGAGTTAGGCAAGATACCGTCAGTTTGTCGGAGGGAAGCACTTACAGGTTTGATCAATCCGACAGCAGCAACTCTGGTCATCCTTTAAGGCTTTCTGTGACTTCTAATGGCACTTGGGCTGGAGGATCACAATACACAACAGGCGTAACAACTAACGGCACGCCTGGGTCTTCAGGGGCGTACACTCAAATAACAGTAGCCTCTGGAGCACCAACACTGTATTACTATTGCACAAACCATAGTGGTATGGGCGGACAGGCGAATACACCATGAGCTATACATACACTACATTAAAGTCTGCTATTAAAGACTACACCGAAAACCAAGAGGTTACTTTTGTTAAGCACCTTGTTGATTTTATCACCTCCGCAGAAGAACGAATATTTAAGAGCGTAGACTTAGAGTTTTTTCGTAAAAACGTAACAGGAACGACTACTGCTAGTAATCAGTTTTTG